ATATTTGATGAGTACAAATTACCACCTGCATCTAAAGTAGACTTTATAGTATTGCATGACGATACTATATGTGGAGAATATCAACCACCAGAAAAAGGTGAACCACATGTTATTACTATATCTACTGCAAGACATTCTCACTTATATCCTGTGCTAATTACACTTTGCCATGAAATATTGCATATGTGTGTTTATACAGTTTCACCAAAAACAGAGCAGTACACAAGTCATAAAGGCTTGTTTCTTAAATTACAAAAACGTGTAGCCAAAATGTATGGCTTTGATCCAAAGGAGTTATAGATGTTAAGTATTTTATCAGGTATATTAGGTTTCGCTACTTCAGGCTTACCTAGTGTTTTAGGTTTCTTTCAGCAAAAAGGTGACCAAAAGCATGAAAGAGAAATGGCTAAACTACAAACAGAACGTGAATTAGAATTAGCTAAAGCAGGCTTTATATCACAAGAAAAGATAGAAGCTATTAAGCTAGACCAAATAGAAGTTCAAACATACGCACAAGAACGTGAAGCATTATACGACCACGATAAGAAGCTAGTAGAAAATGCAAGTCCTACAGTTAAGAACTGGAATGCTATGGTTAGACCTGTAGTAGCCTTTATCTTTGTAGGTGAGTTAGTGCTTATCAACCTTATTTCGTTAGTATGGGCTATGTGGTCAGGTGTAGACTTTGTTGTAGCGTCTCAAGAAGTATTTGGGTCTGAAGAAATGGCTATTACTGCAAGTATTATTGGTTTCTATTTCGGTTCTCGTACATGGGAAAAGAAACGTGAAAGTATCTAAAGAGGCTATCAAGTTAATCCGACATCATGAAGGTGTTCGTAATAAGCCTTACAAGTGTCCTGCTGGTTTATGGACTGTCGGTGTGGGTCATCTTATTGGAGATGGCAAGTCTCTTCCAGAAGCGTGGAATAAAACATTTACAAACGAGGAAATAGATGGAATTCTTAAACACGACCTCAATCGTTTCGAGTTGGGAGTACGCAAGATGCTACCTAACGTGCCTCTTCGACAACACGAATTCGATAGCATTGTTTCTTTTTGCTTCAATCTGGGTCTTGGATGCTTTCAGCGTTCAACCATCCGTCAAGCGTTGCTTCGTGGCGATAAAGAAGCGGCTATGGAATCGCTAGTTAAATATTGTAGAGCTGGTGGTAAAGTTCTAAAAGGCTTACAAAACAGAAGATTGGATGAACGCAGACTATTTCTTGGTATATAATAAGTAAACTTATAACTAAAGGTTATTATGAAAATTTTACTTATTGATATAGAAGTAGCACCAAATACTGCTCATGTCTGGGGTATCTTTGACCAGAACATTTCTATAAACCAATTACTAGAATCATCTTATACCCTTTGCTATGCAGCCAAGTGGTACGGTGAATCTAAAATTATGTTTGATTCTATTCAAAAATCTGGCAAACAAAAGATGCTAGACTCTGTGCATAAACTTCTCGATGAAGCTGATGCCATCGTTCACTACAACGGTTCTAGGTTTGACATACCCATACTACACAAAGAGTTTTTATTAGCAGGTATGCCGCCTCCAGCACCCGCTAAACAGATAGATTTATTACAAGTAGCAAGAAGACAGTTTAGGTTTGTTTCTAACAAATTAGATTATGTATCACAGGCTTTAGGTTTAGGTTCTAAAACAGAGCATGAAGGTCATACATTGTGGGTTAAGTGTATGAACGATGATCGTAAAGCTTGGAAGACTATGGAAGAGTACAATAAAAACGATGTAGTACTACTTGAAAAAGTTTATGACAAGTTTAAAGCATGGATTAAAAATCATCCTAACCACAATGCGTATTCCGCAAATACAGTATGTCCAAATTGCGGTTCTAGCAAATTACAAAAGCGTGGTTCAGCAGTTAATTTATCACGACACTATCAACGATTCCAATGTCAAGGATGTGGTAAATGGAGCAGATCAGTGAAATCAGAACAAGTTACAAAAGAATCAGTTATCAGCATATAAGGAAAATTATGAACATTCAACAGTTATGTGAGCACATGGTAGGCAAAATGGTAGTAGAAGCAGAAGCCTATTACGGTGAAGACGTGCTTATTATAATGTTAGATGACGGAAGCCACATCGAAATTAGTGGTGATGGACTTTCCGTTTATTCAGAAGTGCCAGAACTAGACGATTAAGTTAAAATCATTCAATTCTTTGTTTGGTAATTCATACAAATCAGCTTTTGTTTGAAAAGATGTATTATCACTTCTAGTTCTTACAGTGCCTTTGTTATAAAAACTAGCTTTTTCAATAAAATCATTTTTATCTATCCAGCCACAAATAGTTAATATCATATTGGTTCTATTTAAACTACAAAATATGTATCTATCTACTTTGTATTTATCTTGCAATCCAATTAGATTATTTACAAAATATGGCTTTGGTTCACAATTTCTTCCCATAGTTTTTACATCATACGTTTTATCTTTGTATGTAAAATCTACTCCATTATCAAATCCATTAGATTCAATAAATGGTAATCCTAAAAAATCTAAAACAACAGACTGACCTACAATACCTCTTAACTGTTCAGAGGCATTACCATCAGCAACACCTCTATTACCAAAGTTAGTTTTTTTTAATAAATTTCTACAATGACTAACAATTTCATCCTTGATCGGAATGTTAATCATCAACCATTTCTAGCCTTTGTAATTGAGCAGCAACCTCTGGTGGATTAACAACATCTTCATCTTTAACTATTTCTAATAGTTTATTTTTATACCATTCAGACTTGTCTAAATCTTCCTCAAACTTGCCTTTAAAAGGGTAACGTAAGTCGTATTTCATCTTACAACCCTTAAGATATCCAATAAACTCTTCTTTTGTCAAGCGACTTTCAATGACATCTATTGCTTCTATACCACCTACCAAGTAATGCTTTGGATGATTTATATTATCCATGTGTTGCCTCCTTTGTTAAAGATGATTTAATATATTTAAGTATTCCATAATTATACCCTCGCATTGTACACTCTATTAGCGTATAATCAAGTAATAATTCATCAATTCTACGTCTATTGTATGCAGAATGAAACTCTATTAAAAATATAGTAGGAAAGTTTACTAGGTTTTCAAGTATCTCAATCTCTGCACCCTCTGTATCAATCTTCATAATGTCGCAATAAGGCAAGTGTTTTGCAGACATGATCTTAACTATTTCCCCTTCTGCTTTTTGTTCCTCACCTTGAAACATACTAGCCTCGCCACAGTTATGCAACCCATAATACATCATACGTTCACCATCATCTTTACCTATGGCTATATTTCTAACAGCTATATCAGTTCCTTCAATATTCTGTCTTAACAAATTATAGTTTTCTTTTATAGGTTCATAACAATCAATTTTTGGCTTATCAAAGTACTCATGTGCCCATACTGCAAACCCACCTACGTTAGCACCAATGTCTATGATGTATGGACTTGGCATTGCCCCTATAGCATACTCACCTTGAAATATCTTTCCAACGTGAGCAATCATATTATTTGGTATTATCATCTTCCCACCTTGTTTTAAAGTGCCACCATTGTTTTCTCATTTTGTATATTTTATCGTAAACTCTTTTATTTTTGTCAGATTCTCTCATTTTAAGAAAACGTTTTCTTATGCCGAATAAACCTTTAACACAATAAACTATCACACAAGCCTGCCACTAAACTGATAAGTACCTGTGTGACCTAGTTGAGCCCATGCTGCACCCCAAACCTTAATGCCATTGTCTCTAGCTAGCTTACAGAAATGATAGTCCTCACTTAACAAATGATTTTGTTCATCAATGCTAGTGGTAAAGTATTCTACAACTTGGTCGCCTATATTTGAATTGTCATTAACATCATTCATGTTGTGTTTATAAGATGGACACTTGTCTTTTAGCTTTTCAAATACTTCACGTTTAATCAACATAAAACCTGTACCGCCATGTTTAATCTCAAATGGTTTATCTAATGGCACAAGTTGCTTTTCAACATCGCCAACCATGTTGACTACATACTCGCCAGTAAAGTATTTAAGTTGATCTTGTGGCACTTTCTTTTCAATAGCAAAAGATACTGCACCCCAGTTAATTTCTTTTTTAGGATACAAGCCACATATAATCTCTACATCAGAGTCAATCATCTTTAATAAGTGTTGTGCCTCAAACTGTATGTCAGCATCAATAAACATTAAGTGTGTAGCGTCACCTTTTAAGAAGTCATTAACTAATGTATTACGACCACGAGTAATAAGGCTTTCATTATACAAAAATGAAAAGTATGCTTCTATGTCTTTAGCATTAAGCCATGCTTGCAGTTTAAGCATAGACTCTAAATAAGTGCCATAACATAAACCTCCATACATTGGTGTTGCTATAAATAAATTTGGTTTAGTTGCCACCGTAAGCCTCCGTTAGTTTTTTGCTATCATATTTTTTAACATTAGTTACTTTTACAATATTTTTGGTATCTGGTATTAATGGTGTTATCGTAACATTGTGAAGCTTTAATTTAAGGTCTTTTAACCATGAAAGTTCCGTAGGTTCTGAAGTCATAAGACCAGACCATACAAGTTTCCCTGTGCTGTCAAACTCTTCTACAAGCCATGCTATAGGTTTCATTAATAAAATACCATCCTTCCTATGTGGACTACTTTCTTTTTATTCCAAATAAATCTCATATCTATACTATCATCATGAAAATAAAGACTATTTGCAACTGGGTTAGCATACTTCTTAAATACTAATGTGTCAAGTACAAGTAATTGAGTTTCTAAAAACATTTTTTGATTTGGTTTAGCTTGCTTACCATTTACATAGTTTTCTACTCCTATGAACTGCCCACGACTATATACAACCTCACAAGCATCTTTGCCAAATCTTTTAGACCTTATTCTATTAGCAATCACATGAATAACCCCTAGTTTTTCTTGTAGTGATTGTGTATTGACTTCTGTATAGACTGCTGTAGCTATACAATGAACGTCATGCTCTGTCAGTTGCATGTCCATTATGGTTTGTAAACATTATACACAAGTGGATGAATAACATCTGCACCTATAATATCTATTATCTTTTTTCTAATAGAATCTTTATGCACGTTTACTACAAAACAACATGAATCTAATAATTCGCTATTAGTAAACAACCATTTAATAGCGTCTATTTTGTTTTCAAAATTAATCTTATGATGATACTTCATATTTTTAGTACCTGATTTATTAGGTGCGTGTCTATATAAAGCATCTTCTACTGCTTGCGTTAGTATACATGTCAGCAATTTACCCTCTGGGGTATGTGCCAACACACTATTGTCATCAAAATCTATAATCTCTTCCATAATGTCTCCGTATTTTCATTAGGGTAATATAAATATTTCTTACTTGCTTTTGTATTGCAAAAACAGCATAATTTGCTAGACAAACAATTTTGTATGTCATAAACAAGGAGCAAACTATGTGGACATCACCATCAGCAACTGAAATGCGTTTTGGCTTTGAAGTAACTATGTACGTTATGAACAAGTAATAACATTTAGAGAGGGTGTTCCTAAAAAGGAACATCCTCATCTACTGCTGCTTGTTTAGGCTTAACATCACCATCTTTTAGTTGTACAGATCCACTAATAAACTTACCTTTAGCACTTTCTCTAATCCAGCCACTAATTCTAAATTCAATACCATCTACGTTAGCAATACCTGTGTAATCTGGTCGTTTAGGATTGTCACCTTTGTCATTCTTAAATAAAGTAAACGTGTTTGTGTTGTCATATTCTGCCATTTTATTTTCCTTGTGTTTTATAAAAATTTGCTACTGTGCTACCTGTAAAGTTATCAGGATTACGTTTAATTAACTGACCAATAACTTTATCCAACTTTTCCATTTGCTTCTCTTGCTCTTCAATATCTAATGAATGAAATGTTTCTGCATGTAATCCACTAGACGCTTTAATTAACATTTGCCTTTCTATATCATTAAACATTACTTAATCTCCTTAAGTTTATTTATGATTGTATCTACTTCTTCCAAGAATTGTTTTACTTCTGACTCAAGCTCTTTTTGATACACTGGATCTGCTTCTATACGCTTTACAAATACCTGTAAATGCTCTGGAAACATTGGGTTATAGCTTACAAAATCGCACCACTTACGACCTGTAACCAAAAGTTGAAACTGGACTTGAGGAACGTACTTACTTGGAATATCTTGTGTCATCAATGTTTCTGTATGGGTACTTCCCATAGGACATTTAATTTCAATAATCCCATCTGTACCTACAAGACCATCTGGACTAGCACCAGCTTCCAAAGTAGGGTGTTGAATAAACCCTACTTCTTCCACTTCCCCGAATTGTTGCACATACTTTTCCCTAGCATAAAACTCTCTATCAATACCATCTTGCATTGCTTGGTTTACATATGTTTCTTGCTTCTCTCCAGTTAATCTTTCGCTTACTAACTGAATCTTGTAGTTACGTCTAGACGCAGATTCACCACTTTTAATCTTTGCCAGTACATCAGCCACACGACTAGCTGTAACCTTACCTAATCGTGCTTGAAACCACTCTTCTGACCGTTGTTCCATTAGATAAAGTCCTCTGCTTTAGTATCTTTCATTTTAATAACAGCACCTGCACTAGCGTCAATAGCATCATGCTCTACAATCTCAAAAGCATTAGTCCATAAATATCTACGCAAGTAAGTTTGCACTGCACCTAGATTCTGAACGTCATGGCAACCTTTTAAAGCTGCACTTGACATAGGGCATTTAAACTCAATAAACTGTGTAACATCATCCATATCTGTAATAGTAAGAATTGCTATGTCTGTATAAAATGTTACTGTGCCACAGATACCCACCTCATTACAAATCTCTTGAATAGTAGGTAAGAAATCACCTAACTCAAAATACTTGTATCCCGCAAACTTATTATGACCAGACTTTTTAAGGTCTGCTGTTTGTAACTTTAATCTTGCTTTCATTAATTTACTGTGTATGCTCATTTTGCTCTCCTTTTGATGTTTTTCCATCATTACTTGATCGTAATGTTGTTGTTGACTCATTTGCTTTCTCCCATTTGTCGTTATCTTCTTTAAGTTCTTTTACAAGATCAGCAAGAATAACTGATATATGTTTTAAAGAATGTGCCATAAAAAATATCCCCAAAATATTACTAAAAACCACTTTACCACAAAATAGAACTTTTGTGTAAACTTTTTTTGTAGTCTGTCATTAGTGATAATTCTCATAAGTCTATCTAAATTCATGTCTACTCCTAAACTTGAAAACACACTATACGCTTACTTCAATAAATTGTCAACAAGTATTTTAATGGGGGGGTATTTATCCGACTTTTATAGTTGTTGACAAGATTTTAATTGAGTGTTATAGTCGCCATTCATTTCAATAAGGAGATTTAAATGAACTTTACAGAGGCTGTAGCACACTTTAACAACTCAAGACGTAAGATGGCATATGCTTTAGATATATCTATTCAAGCTATTCAATATTGGGCTAAAGACCCAGCAAAAGATATTCCAAAGAAGCGTGTAGAACAAATTGAAGAGATTTTAGTTAAGCGTAGACAATCTGAAACTATTCCTCAAGGACAATAGTATGATGCCTAGAAACTGGAAAAAATTTCAGCATTATAACAATAGGTGTCCACCTTGGATTAAAGTGCATAACGATCTATTAAAGAATCCAGATTGGTTTGCATTAAAAGATAGTAAAAGTGCTTGGGTTTTAATAAATGTTTGGTTGATTGCATCAGAAGATGTTGATGGAAATTTACCAGATAGCAGAACGCTAGCATTTCGCTTGCAAATATCAGAAGATGAATTGAATAAACATTTATCTGTATTAAATCAATGGCTTATTGATAATGATAGCATCATGCTAGCATCGTGCAAGCAAAGTGGGGTTACAGAGACAGAGACAGAGAGAGAGACAGATATACATGTCAGTAGATTTAATGATTTTTGGAAAGAGTATCCAAGTAATAGAAAAGTAGGTCGTAAGCCATGTGAAACAAAATGGAAGAGAAACGGTTTAGATAAAATTGCAGATAAGATCATTACCCATGTTAAAGAGATGAGTAAAACTAAATCATGGAAAGAAGGATTTAATCCTTCACCACTAACATACATTAATCAAGAAAGATGGGAAGATGAATTGCAAAAAGTTAGGAATCCGTGGGATGGTGCTAAATGAATATAGGTGACGCATTAGAAAAATTAACAGTCAATAAGGAAATTATAAATGAATATTATAAAGGTGAACATGCAAATGCAGAATTTCTTGTTAAGAGTACGGATGTTTTTACTGACTCGGTGGTTCGATATTTTAATTCTGAAATACACTCTGGCAAATCGTTGGGCTTTGTTAAAACGGAAGATGACTTTAAAATAAGACCTGCTGAACTAACTGTCTTGACAGGAGTGTCAGGGCATGGTAAGAGTATGTGGTTGTCTCAAATTATTTTATCTTTAATGAAACAAGATACTAAATGCTTAATTGCTTCTTTAGAGATGAGACCTGTATTAACTCTTGCTCGTATGGTTCAGCAAACATTAAAATCATCAGAACCTACAGATGAGTTTATAATAAAGTTTTGTGATCGAGCTAAAGAAAAGTTATATCTTTATGACCAAACAGGCTCTACCACATCAGAAGATATGATTGCTACATTGTATTGGGGTAAGCATGTCCTAGGTGTAGAAGTATTTGTGATTGATTCTCTTATGAAGATGTCAGATATTTCTGAAGACAATTATGAAAGACAAAAGCTTTTTATAGACAGACTTGCTACAACGTGTCGTGATTTAAACATACATGTATTTTTGGTGGCACATACTAGAAAGATGGCTGATGAAAACGTAGTTCCAGATGCTACTCATATTTTAGGCAGCTCGCATATTCGCAATTTATGTGATAACATAATTTGTGTGTTCCGCAATAAGAAGAAAGAGTATGATATTGAAACAGGTGACAAGACAGCAGAAGATTTAAAAGGTATTCCAGATTGCGTAGTATATTTACAAAAGCAACGCAATTATCCTGTTGAAGGTAAGTGGAATTTTTGGTTTGATAAAAAAGGTTTAAGTTACAAGGAAAGACCATGACCATTAATGAGTTTATAAAATATGTTCAAAAGTTGTATGGTGAAGATGCTACATACAAAGCAACATCTAAAGAAGGTGTAACTTTTAAATCTAAAGGATGGGATGACAAATATGATTCGGTTCGTTTTGACGAAGTACAATTACGAAAACTTGATAACAAAAATTAAGGCTCTTGATTTAACTAAAAGGTGGCGTGTGAATATTAGTGAAGAAAAAGTTGTAAGGTCACTTGAACAGAATGAAAGGCTGTGGTCGCTATATGGGTCAATTGCTAATTACATTGGTGAAGATCCTAGCACAGTTCACGAGTTGTTAGGCTATAAGTTTCTTCGCTACCAAACAGAGATAGCTGGCAATCCTGTGGAGTTGGTTAAGTCAACAACAAAACTCACTACAAAAGAAATGACAGAGTATCAAGAAAACTGTGAACGTTGGGCTTCTACTCTTGGTTGGAGTTGGGAATTATGAGGCAACCAATTATTGATGGCATAGTTATATTTTGCATTGTATGGTTTATTGGTGGTGTTGCTAAACTCATTAAGTATTTTTATGAATTATCGTAGCAAGAAATTGTTAGAAGCGGTTCGTGAGTTTCCTTGTGCTATGTGTGGCAGACAAGACGGAACAGTTTGTGCAGGTCATTCTAATCAACAGCGTGATGGTAAAGGCACAGGCATCAAGGCTCATGATTATAGAATCGCTAGTCTTTGTTATCAATGTCATGATATGATAGACAACAACAAAGAGTTAGACAGAGCAGAAAGAATTGAGGCATGGGAACAGGCTCATCGTAAAACTGTGGGTTGGTTATTTGATAGAGGGGTAATTAAAATTGGGTAAAGGTTCTGGAAGAAGACCATTGTTAATTTCTGAACAAGAAGCAGAAGACAACTGGAATAAAATATTTAAAAAAAATTACGAATACGAATTAAACAAATCTACTGGTGAAGTAGAAAAGCGTTTTATAGACGGAATATCTAAACCTAACGAAAGTCAATTTGATGGCGACAAGCCCAACGCAGTTAAGCCTTAAGAAGTTAAGAGCAGATGGATACCTTGTAGCTATTACAGAACGATGGAACGCTTTTGCAAAAATAAGACAGGACATGTTTGGCTTTATAGATTTACTTGCTATCAAAGATGGTGAAATACTTGCAGTTCAAACTACCTCTGCTAGCAACATGTCAGCAAGGGCTCATAAGATTGCGGATAGTGAGTATGTGGGAACGGTTCGTAAGAGTGGTATGAAAATACATATTCATGGGTGGGTCAAGACTGGCAGGAAGTGGGAATGTAAAGTAATGGATGTATCATAAGGAAAAATATGGAAGCTAAAGTTAGAGAATATAATGTTAAAGGTCGTTTAGTTCATATAGAAAAAATGCGTAATTTAATTTTAGATGCGTTAGGTGATAAATCTTTAACCATTGCAGAGTTATCTGAAGAAATGGGTATGGAACACAGAAAGATCCAATACATTGTATTAAACATGAAAAATTTAGGCATGTTAAATTCAACAGAACGTGAACAACAGGGACAAAAGAAAATATACAGATACTTTAAACCTAAAGTTAATTTATTACAAAACATATTTCACCCTATGCCAGACTTTAGCGACAGGATCAAAGGCATTTATATTCACACTGAAGAGGAAGCTAATGCACATAGATAGGCTTAAACAGATTTTAGATGATTGGGCTAGATGGATGCACGCACCAAGCACAAAGCTAGGCTATCCAATCAAGTCATTGGGTATGATTAGCGGTGGTGAATCTACTAGCGATGCTTTTGAAGACATGGTGTCAGAGATGGATATAACCAATGTCAGAACAATTGATGCAATTATAAGCAGTTTGCCCAAACATCAGAAAGATGCGGTATACGCTAGATACTTAAAGACATCTAAATACGATGACTATGAGTATCAATTAGGTCTTGCTTTCGATAACATGCTATCTATGGCTTCTAGGCGTATAGTCGCTTGACACGAGTATTTAACTATGATATAATTCGCCTGTTGGGATAGTCTCGCCCATACTCTCCGTAGCACATTTAAGCCCTTATAAATAAAGGGCTTTTTTTTGGATAAAATATGAAAAAACCTACCACCAAAAAAGGTAAACTAGCTAAAGTAGCTAAAGTTATGGGTGAATTTAAACGTGGCAGTTTAAAATCTAGTTCAGGCAATATTGTAAAGAATACAAAACAAGGGTTAGCAATCGCACTTTCTGAAGCGGGCATGTCAAAACCTAAAAAACGTAAATAATCGTTTCAGGGTAAACTCAATTACTTTAAATAGGATTGTCAATAATCCTAGCAAAACAAACCCTAATAATAAGTCTACAAGAATCTTTTCTAGATCTCTATCCATTTAAGTTCCTTTTTAATTGGTTTTTAATAAAATTAGTAGCTTCTTTTTTAGTAGACATAAATTGATAGCTTTTAAGGCTTCTATTATACTTGATTAACTCATTGACCCATATGGATAGGTCTTTGTTAGAAAATCGCTTTATGGTGCGTTCCTGTGTGTTTAAGACATACATTTTAGGTCTCCTAATTGTTTAATAAATTAATATTTTCGTCTTTTATAAATTGAAGACGTTCTTTTTCGGTATTGAACCAATAACAATCTACACAATCGTTAGCTTCAATATCTAGATAAGTCTCTAAACCATAAGGCTTGTCTCCAATGGCATTTTCGTCAAAGTCAATCATGCCATATAAAGTAGGGTCAAAAAACTCTTTAACATCTATAAGACTTTCTACTTTATAAACTAACCAGTTAATAATATCTGACCTATCCCAATCGCTAGGTAGAATTTTGTCGTATTTTTCAATAAATGTGTCTAGATTATTTATCTCTATACTCATTTTGAAGCCTCCTTATTAAATGCAATAAAAGATAAAGCTAAATTTTCAATATGTCCTAGTAAGTCATCGGCTTCACAATCTTCAAATGGTGACCATATAGAGACATCATCGGGAATTACATTGTCACATAAAGCATCATAAAACTGATTATGAGTGTTATCTCCTAAATCAGATATAAAGAAGTCTATTGCGTGATTAGTAGCTAGTTCGCATGTATTCATTATGTTATCTCCATATTTGATATTTCAGTAGTAATTTCGGATAGTCTATAACGCATATCTTCTAAATACGAATTTATGGTTAAGTATCCGCTAGGTGTGATGCCTCTATTGACATCTTCTAAATTGAGGTCGATAGCGTGTAGAGCCTCTGTAATATAATCCAGTTCTATTTGCATGTTATTCTCCTAGTCAAAAAAAGTGAATTGATATTTATTTTCTATTTCTTCATCGGTGTAATTATTAAAGCCTTTGAACCCATGAGACCATAAATGTGTAAATCCTTGAGCGTCCATATGTTCAAGAGCCCAATCTGTTTCATATTTAATAAGTTCTTCTCTTTTTTCTTGTATTGTAGTCATTATGTATTCTCCTTTGGTAAGATCATTCCTATTTTGGCATTTTCTTCCCTTGCATAGTCCATAGCGAATTTAAATAGATCGTTAGCATCTTTTTCGCTAGGTGCATAATAATAGACGCAATTCGCAATAGATGATAAAAGACCCGCTAAAATAGCATGATCGGGATTTTCGTTCTCTAATGAGATATTTTCAAGGGCGTTTAAACCCTCGTTATAACCAATACTAAAGTTTTCGTTAATCATTACATAGTCTCCTTAATTGGTAAATTGTCTTGAATATCTAAAATTTCTATGGATTCGTTTCCATCTAAATCAAATAGTTCTGAAAAGTTCCATTTGTAAGGTGTCTTATAATTGATGTCATCATAAGTTAAGTCAAGTGTAATTATGGCTCGTTTCATTGTGAAGTCTCCTTGTTAAGATTGTTTATAATAGTTTTAAAATAAATTGTAGCGGTGTTATAGTCTACATTAAAGCATCGAGCCTCTTCTTTATCCCAATAACTAGGAATATAGAATAAGCCCTCTTCATTTTGCTTAACGTAGTCTATGCTTAACTCTTTAATATAGTTTATATCTGATACAGTTCTAGAATACATTGTCAAGCCTCCTTAATAAGATAAGATTAAAAGTAAAAACATATAGAAATTTGTAAAGCCTAGTAATAAGATTAAAAAGTTTTTAAGTAAGTTATTCATTGCATTATCTCCTTAATGTAAAGATTGATATATAAAGTCATAATTGTCAAGCATGAATAGATTATCAGATTCAAACTTACTGACAAGGTATTCTAGAATATAATCAGATAGAATGTCATCTTTATTTGATAAAGCCTCTCCAAAGGTATAATGAGATATAAAACCACTTCTAGAAGTAGTTCTATCCTCTAAATAGGATATAAAGTCTTTATCACGCTTGAATGTCATCATCAATAGGGAATTGTCTCTATCTGATATATTGCAATTGATAACATCTGTTGAATAGTTATAATATTGAGGGCTTATAAGCTTTAAGTCTTTAAAGTCCATGTCAAGATCATAGTTATCTTTAATCCATGACTTAAAATCATCGGTAAAGACTTCTATATAGTCCTTATGAATAGTTTTATAGTCTATGTTATCGGCTATAGAGTTATAGTCATAGAATCCGTTATCATCTGAATAATAAGAATCTATTGCAAAGTCTATGTTATCTGAATGAATAGAGTCATAAAAACCATTGAATCTAATATTGGTATTAATCATTGTAAACTCTCCTTTTTGATGTAATTGTCAATTTGTTTAATAATGTTATCGTATTGCTTAATAGATATAGATTGAGGTAGACATAAAGTCAAGCCTTTGTCAATCTGTTGTTTAATCTCTTTAAGTTCTGTTATTGATAGTTTCATAGTGTTATCTCCTATAGTGTATAAGTAATGATATATAAGTTTATAAGCTTGTCAAGTATTCTTTAAACATTCTTTTAGCGTCTTTAATAGAGTAAAAGTAATATGTTTGCTTAATGTATTCATTACCAATAATGTCTGATATGGTAATAGAGCCGTTATAGTTCTTTGATATAATCATGATAAATACTCCTGTTATATTGTCAAGTTTGATTAAAGCGTAGTTATAAAAGGGAATCAGTTAAAATTCCCCTATTGTTTAATAGTTATTAATGCCTTTTATATAAGCGTGCATTTTGTCATAGAGTTCTTTTTTAGTTGATAAGCTTAAGATCTCTGTAATGCCTCCACCTTCATTGCACATTCTATGTAAGCCGACAGCACCATAAGCCTGATATAAATGATAATTACCTATATTAGCTTTAAATTGACCCTCTATCCTGTCATAAGGCTTGATAGGCGTTCCTTTTAACTCGTTTATATAAGTGCATAAGTCTTTTAACTGTTGAATTGATACTCTCATGATGATCTCCTATTAAGTTGTCAAGTATTACAGGGTTCATTTTAGATAAGTATTTTAGATTGTCAAGTATTATTATTGTAAAAGATTGTAATTAATTGTAAATGAATTGTTAATGACTATTAAGTCAAGCATATATATAAGGAATACATAGTAATGAATGATATAGATAATAACCCTGTTGACAATGCGGTCAATAATATGGTAGAGGATAGCAAGTCCTTATTACCTGTTGACGCTTTACCTATTGACACGATAGATAAGGAAGAAAACAAGGTAGGAAAAGGAAGACCCCCGCACCTTCCAAATGCGGACACCCGAATTAAAGTTTACACATTATCTACAGTAGGCACACGCCATGAAGATATTGCATCCGTACTAGGCATATCACATGATACGCTTGTCAAGTACTATAAAGAAGAGCTTGACAAAGGTCGTATTGAAGCTAACGCATCTGTAGCAGAGACTTTGTTTAAGCAAGCTAAAGAAGGCAACACAACTGCCATGATCTTTTGGTTGAAGTCTCGTGCCAAGTGGAAAGAAACATCACAGCATGAGATCAGCGGTAACCCTGATGGAACACCTGTAGAAGTTAAGATTGTTACAGGAATAGATTAGACCCCCACCCCCTTTTTGTACAGAAAAGGTTTTTATAGGTTTTTTAAAACGGCAGTACCCAAATTTTTTATAGGATATTATTATGGGCTTACTAGAATATTTAGAGAAATTAAGACAATCATCACCATCTATGGCTGGTGTAGGTCAACTTACAGAAACTGAAGCTAGACGATTAATGAGCGGATCTGATTTTAGAGACTCTATTAATCAATTAAGAAATGAATCACCATCATCAGCAGGCATGGGTCAACTTACAGAAGCTGAAGCTGCAAGATTAAAGCAGATTATGATGCAACAACAAATGGATGAGTTCTCTAGACAAAATGCTTTTATGTCTAATCCACAAGCAGTACCGTACTACCAACAAACAAATCCACTAGGCAATACGATGACTAACGTAGCACCACAAGGCGGTGGTATGTCTGTCAGACCACAACCTATGGATTTGAATTCACTCATTAGAATGTTATCTAGATAAGGGGAAAGTTATGCCAATGGTCGGAAAAAAGAAATTTGCTTACACAGAAAAAGGTAAGAAAGAAGCTAAAGAATACGCAAAAAAGTCAGGTAAAAAAGTAGCAGCTAAACCAGCTAAAAAAGGAATGAAGAGTGGCTACTAAAACTGGACTTTATGCCAACATCGCAGCAAAGAAAAAACGTATTGCTCAAGGCTCTGGCGAGAAGATGCGTAAGGTAGGATCTAAAGGTGCACCTACAGCTAAAGCTTTTAAAGAGTCTGCAAAGACAGCTAAAAAGAAATGATTAAAAAGGGTAAGGAAACGTTCTCTGGTTATAACAAACCTAAAGCCACGCCTAGCCACCCTACTAAATCACACGCTGTATTAGCTAAATCTGGCGACAAAGAAAAGCTTATACGCTTTGGACAAAAAGGTGTAAGTGGTGATAAAACAGATACAGCAAGAGCAAAGTCTTTTAAAGCAAGACATGCTAAAAACATAGCAAAAGGTAAGATGTCTGCCGCCTACTGGGCAAACAAAGTAAAGTGGTAATTTAATAACAAGGAGGCGATGACCCTATATGGAGTCGCAAAAAACTTTAGATACTGGGTATAGACCACGAGTCCCCCAAAAACTGATACACAATGCAGTAAAAGATCATAGGTTTGTGGTAGTCGTAGCACACAGACGTATGGGAAAAACTGTATCTGCTATTAATCAACTGATCCACAGTGCACTTACCTGTACAAAAAAAGAACCTAGATACGCATATGTAGCTCCTACATATAATCAATCTAAACGTATTGCATGGGACTATCTTGTAAACTATACAAGACCTCTAGGTGCTAAAGTAAACATTGCCGAACTTCGTGTAGACTTTATGGGTAGACGTATCTCACTTTATGGTGCAGATAACCCTGACTCACTTCGTGGTATTTACCTCGATGGTGCAGTGATAGACGAAGTAGGTAATATCAATCCATCTGTCTTCAGTGACATTATCCGACCTGCGTTGACAGACCGACTAGGTTTCTGCGTTGCTATGGGTACACCCAAAGGCAACAATCACTTTAGAGGGTTGCGAGATAGAGCCGCTGAAGGACAAGGATGGAAACTATTAGAGTTTAAATCTTCAGATACTAAACTACTAAACGAACAAGAATTAACAGCAGCTCGCCTTGAAATGGGTGAAGATAAGTTTATGCAAGAGTTTGAGTGTAATTTTAACTCTCCTGTAGAAGGATCTTACTACTCTAAACTTATAAATGAAATAGAAGAAAAAGCACACATGACAGAAATACCTCGTGATGACTTGTGTCGTAATTACACAGCATGGGACTTGGGTATGTCTGACTCTACAGCTATATGGGTAGCCCAGCTTACAGGCAAAGAAATAAGACTTATTGATTATATGGAAAATCATGGTCAAGGATTAGATTATTATGTGTCATGGTTAAGAGATAACGACTATGCACATTTTACTCACATACTTCCACATGACGTGGAGGTAAGAGAATTAGGCACAGGCAAATCTCGTAGGGAAACTTTAGAAGATGCAGGTCTCAATATTGTAACTGCTCCTCGCCTTAATGTTGCTGATGGCATACAAGCAGTAAGAAGAATAATTCCTAGATGTTGGTTTGACCCAAAAGCAAAACAAGGTTTAGATGCTCTTCGTAACTATCGTAGACACTATGATGAAAAAAGAGCTGTATTCCATGATAGACCATTACATGATTGGTCATCACATGCTGCTGACGCATTTAGATACCTAGCAACAGGCTTGGATGAGAGTCCAGCAGAAGAGTGGAATAAACCTATTAACGTAAACACTAAATGGATAGTTTAATGGATATTAACAAATTAAAAAGCATTATCGAGTCTGAAATTGATGATTCTATTGGCTATGTTGAAACAGACACAGTTGCAGAACGTCAAGAAGCACTTGAATACTATCTTCGTGAGCCTTATGGTAACGAAGTAGAAGGTAAATCACAAATTGTTACTGGTGAAGTAGCAGAAGTTGTAGACGGAGCATTACCTCAACTTATTCGTGTATTTACATCTACAGACGGTGTGGTTGAATTTCAACCTGTAAACGATGGTGATGAACCTTTTGCACAACAAGCAACAGAATATTGTAACTGGGTATTCTATCGTAATAATGATGGCTTTTTAATTCTACATAACTGGTTTAAAGACGCACTATTACAAAAAACAGGTATTGTAAAAGCATATTGGGATGAAAAAATTGACGTTACTAAAGAGTCTTATGAAGACTTAACTGACGATCAACTCATCATGCTTATGCAAGACGAAGATTTAGAAGTTGTTGAGCAAAAAACAGAAGAAGAAATTGACGAAATTACTGACCCAATGACAGGTCAGGTGTTCCAAAACATTAAACGTGAACACTATGTTAAAGTAAAACGCACTAAAAAAGATGGTCGTGTCGTTGTTGAAAACGTACCACCAGAAGAATTCCTTATCTCTAAACGTGCTAGAACTATTCAAGACTCACCATTCGTAGCTCACCGTAGAATGATGACTCGTTCAGAGTTAATTGCAATGGGATTCAAAAAAGATATCGTTGAAACTTTACAATCTGGCGATACTTTAGAGTTTAGTCCAGACAGAATTGCTCGTTACTCTCGTGGTGAACAACCTAATAGCATGGGTTCACAAGATGAATCTATGGAAGTCGTAGAAGTTTACGAATGTTACATAAAAGTTGACTACAATAATGATGGCATTGCTGAATTAAGACGTGTTGTTTACGCTTCTAACGAAGTTTTAGAAGATATGGAGTGTGATTACATCCCATTCCACTCACTTTGCCCAATTCCTATCCCACATAAGTTCTACGGACAGTCTTTA